CAGGTTTTACAGGCCCTACAGGCGAGACAGGAGAAACTGGAGAAACTGGCTCAACAGGTCCAACGGGAGAGACAGGAGAAACAGGTGCAACAGGTTTTACTGGCCCTACAGGCGAGACAGGAGAAACTGGCTCAACAGGTTTTACAGGCCCTACAGGCGAGACAGGAGAAACTGGAAGCACAGGTTTTACAGGCCCTACAGGCGAGACAGGAGAAACTGGAGAAACTGGCTCAACAGGTCCAACGGGAGAGACAGGAGAAACAGGTGCAACAGGTTTTACTGGCCCTACAGGCGAGACAGGAGAAACAGGAAGTACAGGTTTTACAGGTCCAACTGGAGAAACTGGGGAGACAGGAGCAACAGGTTTTACTGGTCCAACGGGAGAAACAGGTGCAACAGGTTTTACTGGCCCTACAGGCGAGACAGGAGAAACAGGTGCAACAGGTTTTACAGGTCGTACAGGAGAGACAGGAGAAACTGGAAGCACAGGTTTTACAGGTCCAACTGGAGAAACTGGGGAAACAGGAGCAACAGGTTTTACTGGTCCAACGGGAGAGACAGGTGAGACAGGAGAAACAGGTGCAACAGGTTTTACTGGCCCAACGGGAGAGACTGGAAGCACAGGTTTTACAGGTGCAACGGGAGAGACAGGAGAAACAGGAGCAACAGGTTTTACAGGCCCTACAGGCGAGACAGGAGAAACTGGAAGCACAGGTTTTACTGGTCCAACGGGAGAGACAGGAGAAACTGGAGAAACTGGCTCAACAGGTTTTACTGGTCCAACGGGAGAGACAGGAAAAACAGGAGCAACAGGCTTTACAGGTCCAACGGGAGAAACTGGGGAGACAGGTGCAACAGGTTTTACTGGTCCAACTGGAGAAACAGGTGCAACAGGTTTTACTGGCCCTACAGGTGAGACAGGAGCAACAGGTTTTACTGGCCCTACTGGAGAAACAGGAGAAACTGGAAGCACAGGTTTTACAGGTCCAACTGGAGAAACTGGGGAGACAGGTGCAACAGGCTTTACAGGTCCAACGGGAGAAACTGGAGCAACAGGTTTTACTGGTCCAACGGGAGAAACTGGAGAAACAGGAGAAACAGGAGCAACAGGTTTTACAGGTCCAACGGGAGAAACTGGGGAAACAGGAGCAACAGGTTTTACAGGTCCAACGGGAGAAACAGGAGAAACAGGAGCAACAGGTTTTACTGGTCCAACGGGAGAAACTGGGGAAACAGGAGCAACAGGTTTTACAGGTGAGACAGGAGAAACTGGTGCAACAGGTTTTACTGGTCCAACGGGAGAAACTGGGGAAACAGGAGCAACAGGTTTTACAGGTCCAACGGGAGAAACAGGAGCAACAGGAGCAACAGGTCCAACGGGAGAAACAGGGGAAACAGGAAGCACAGGTTTTACAGGTCCAACGGGAGAAACAGGAGCAACAGGTTTTACAGGCCCTACAGGTGAGACAGGAGCAACAGGTTTTACTGGCCCTACAGGTGAGACAGGAGCAACAGGTTTTACTGGCGTTACAGGTGCAACGGGAGAGACAGGAGAAACAGGAGCAACTGGAGAAACAGGAGCAACTGGCTTTACAGGTCCAACGGGAGAGACTGGAGCAACAGGAGCAACAGGTTTTACAGGTCCAACGGGAGAGACTGGAGAAACAGGAGCAACAGGTTTTACTGGTCCAACGGGAGAAACAGGAGCAACAGGTTTTACTGGCCCAACGGGAGAGACAGGAGCAACAGGTGCAACAGGTTTTACTGGCCCAACGGGAGAAACTGGAGAGACTGGTCCAACTGGGGAGACAGGCCCAACAGGAGAGACTGGAGAAACAGGCTTTACAGGTCCAACTGGAGAAACTGGGGAAACAGGCTTTACAGGTCCAACTGGAGAAACTGGGGAAACAGGTGCAACAGGTACAACGGGAGAAACTGGGGAAACAGGTGCAACAGGCTTTACAGGTCCAACGGGAGAGACAGGAGAAACTGGAAGCACAGGTTTTACAGGTCCAACTGGAGAAACTGGGGAAACAGGAGCAACAGGTTTTACTGGTGCAACGGGAGAAACAGGAGAAACAGGCTTTACAGGTCCAACGGGAGAGACTGGAGAAACTGGCTCAACAGGTTTTACTGGTCCAACGGGAGAAACTGGGGAAACTGGAGAAACTGGCTCAACAGGTTTTACTGGTCCAACTGGAGAAACTGGGGAAACTGGAGAAACTGGCTCAACAGGTTTTACTGGTCCAACTGGAGAAACTGGAAGCACAGGCCCTACAGGTGAAACTGGAAGCACAGGCCCTACTGGAGAAACTGGAGAGACTGGTCCAACTGGGGAAACAGGGCCCACTGGACCCACTGGGGAAACTGGGCCCACAGGGGAAACAGGACCTACAGGAGAAACAGGACCTACTGGAGAAACTGGACCCACTGGGGAGACTGGTCCAACAGGTGAGACAGGACCTACTGGAGAGACAGGCCCTACAGGAGAAACAGGCCCCACGGGTGAAACGGGCCCTACGGGCCCAACAGGAGAGACAGGTACTACGGGTGAGACAGGTAATACAGGAACCACCATATATGGTAACACAGGTGCCCCATCAGGTACACTTGGTCGCATAGGTGATTTTTATATTGATTATCAAACAGGTATAATGTATCAAAAGGTATAAAATTATATTTTAATAAGTTCAAATAGAATGTCTTGGAACCCAGTCCTATATCTGATTGGTCCTACAGGCGAAACAGGGCCCACAGGGGAAACTGGTCACACAGGGGAAACTGGTCACACAGGGGAAACAGGGCCCACAGGGCAAACAGGGCCCACAGGGCAAACAGGGCCCACAGGGGAAACTGGTCACACAGGGGAAACAGGGCCCACAGGTCCTGCAGGAACAGCCACAAATACAGGAGCTACGGGAGAAACAGGTGAGACAGGTGAAACAGGTCATACAGGTGAAACAGGGCCTGCAGGAACCGCGACAAATACAGGAGCTACTGGTGAAACAGGAGAGACAGGTCATACAGGTGAAACAGGTCCAGCAGGAACGGCCACAAATACGGGCGCAACAGGAGAAACGGGTGAAACAGGGCCTGCGGGCCCTACAGGAGAAACAGGTTCCACAGGTGAGACAGGCCCTGCAGGAACCGCGACAAATACGGGTGCAACGGGTGAAACAGGGGAAACAGGTGAAACAGGGGAAACAGGTCACACAGGTCATACAGGTGAGACAGGTCCTGCAGGAACAGCAACAAATACAGGAGCCACAGGTGAAACAGGGCCAACGGGAGAAATCGGCCCCACAGGTGAGACAGGTCCTGCAGGAACCGCCACAAATACAGGTGCAACAGGAGAAACGGGTGAAACAGGGCCCGCGGGCCCTACAGGTGATATTGGCCCTATGGGGGATTTAGGTGCCACAGGATATACAGGAGAAATGGGAGAAACCGGTCCCACAGGTGAAACAGGTCCAGCAGGAACCGCCACAAATACGGGTGCAACAGGTGAAACGGGAGAAACAGGTCACACAGGTGAAACAGGTCCTGTAGGAACTGCCACAAATACGGGTGCAACGGGGGAAACGGGTAAAACAGGCCCTACAGGCCCTACAGGCCCTACAGGCGAAACAGGTGAAACAGGCCCCACAGGTAAAACTGGTGCAACAGGCTTTACAGGCCCTATAGGCCCTACAGGCGAAACAGGTGAAACAGGCCCTACTGGTTCAATTGGTGCGCCTGGTGATCAAGGCCCTACAGGACCCTCAGGATCCTCAGGCCCCACAGGTAAAACTGGTGCAACAGGCTTTACAGGCCCTATAGGCCCTACAGGACCCTCAGGATCCACAGGCCCCACAGGAGAAACGGGTGAAATAGGCCCCACAGGCCCCACAGGAGAAACAGGGCCCACAGGCCCCACAGGAGAAACGGGTGAAATAGGCCCCACAGGACCCTCAGGATCCCTAAATTTCATCGGTCCAACTGGAGCAATCTTATACTTTGATGGTACACAGGTAACGGGTGATACGGGACTCTATATTGACGCCACTGGCGATCTCATCGCCGACCGAAACATTCTTCCAGCCCAGGATGATGTCTATACTCTCGGCTCCACAGGCATGCGCTGGCAACATCTCTACGTCGGCACAGGCTCTATCAGTATCGGTGATGTCGTCCTATCATCTTCTGGCAATATTCTCAATATTAACGCCAACATACATCCAACAACCGATAACACCGTGAGTCTTGGAACAACGGGAGCGCGCTTCAAAGAAATTTATATGGGTGCGGGAACACTGAATATCGCCGGTCCAACCGGCGCTATACAAGATGCCACTCTTGGCTCTGATTTAGTAGGGATAGCCTACACGAAATTTGGTTTCGCGACACCTTTTATTAATGTTGGACCCATTGTCGGCGGACCTGATGCCGTTGGCGGTTGGAAAGTCTATTCGGCAGGAAACCCTACAGGAACGGATTTTGATCTCCGAGTCCAACAAAATACGGAGTCAGGGCCGACGGGACCGGTCTATTCATTGATCAACCCTACAGGTACGACGGGCGAAACAGGCCCGACAGGTGGCCAAGGCGTCGCAGGAACCTCCACGGGCCTTATTTTATTTCTGGATTCCTCTGGCAGTCTCGTGGCTGATTTATCAGGTTCCTTATCATCTGTGCCTATTTTAAGCTCACAGACCTCTGTTACGATTACACCAGGTGCAACAGGCACCTATGAACTCGCCTCTTTTACGACTGCAGCGGGTTCCACATCCAGTATAGAACTCGTTGGAGGTATTTGGAGTACGAATTTATATGCACAAGCATCAGATGATACTTCGGTGTCATACTTTGCGGAGATTTATTATGTAGATGCTGCTGGAACTACGGAGACTCCATTAGTTCTAGGTAGTGCTTCGGGTGCTATTCAAGTATATTCAACACTTTATATAATTGCAGATACATTATATGTTCCTGGAACCGTTCTACCAGATACGAGCTATCGCTACCGCGTCAAAATCTTCGGTGTCTTTACGAATCCTGCGGCTTGGCTCAAAGTCTATTTCCGTGATTCCACGATTTCACACGTTCATACAACTCTCGCAGCAAATTCGGCGACGGGTCCCACAGGGCCAACAGGGGCGGCGTCCACTGTCACTGGGCCGACGGGGCCAACAGGGGCTGCGTCCACTGTCACTGGGCCAACAGGGGCGGCGTCCACCGTAACTGGGCCGACGGGGCCGAGCCTCAGCTACAAACTCGGCAATATTCCCTATACAGGGACATCTACATCAACGATTACCACAACCCCCAAAGCAATCTATCAGGTCGGCCCCTTGACCGCAACAACAACCGGAAAATATATGGTGTTTGCCAATGTTGCAATTACAGGTAGTAATCACGAGTATTATCTAACTATTGCACGATCTACATCTTCAATCGCAAATGGTAGTACAACTGTGGCTGGTTCAACAAATATCGTTACAAATGCCGCCTTGGCGGCAACGTTTGGAACTGATAATAACTTTGTAGCTGGTGTAAGTACAAACCATTCTATAAATATGTCTGGACATGCTGTTGACAGTCCAGGCGGCACAGGCCCCTATTATTATAATATATGGATATATGCAAGTTCGGGCACTGCCACAACTAATAATATCCAGCTAACAGTCTGTCAAATATCTCCTTAAAAATAGATGTCTTCAACGCCTCCTATTCATGTGTTTTTTGGAGGCAATAGCGCCACTATTATATATCATGTAGCAGATTTTCAATTTGTCACGCCAGGTTTTTATGTAAATGGCCCAGGTCTTGGAGATGCACAAATTCTGGCAATTGATAAAAGTGTAGCAAATGAGACTACCATAACACTCGCTGACGACGCACAATTTCAAGAGGGCGATTACACATTTAGTTCTCCCATCAGCCCTCCAAATATTGCAATCCGACCACGCACTATGAACAACGCCATACAATTCTGGTGGTATCCCTCAGGAGGTGTCACACAATATTGTCTTTCTGGTGGTAATCCACCTACGACTGTAATTGTTGGTGGCGCTGTCACAACGGCGATCATAAATGGTATTGCCAACAGCGTAGATCAATCATTTTATCTTATTGCATCAAATGCGGAAGTTGGAGGATTCCCAAGCTATTTCCGTACCGTCCAGCCCGGTCTTCGTCCATATCCCCCGCAAACTGTTAATTTTACGCAAACAGGATCCGAAGCCAGCATAACGTGGGCTGCACCAGTCTCTGAAGGTGGATCTATAATCAGATATTTTTTCGTTCACGGCGCCTCATCAAATCCCAGTGACCCAGACTTATCTGGCTCGGTCTATAGAACAACCTATATACGTAACTTCACCGGATTGAATCCGGCATCAGCATACTATTTTCAAGTAAAGGCAATCAATGATGTACAACATTCTCTTTTTGCCGGCTATGCAGCCGGATTTCGCATATATAGATATGACGCCCCTGATGCAGATACATACGAAGGTGAAGATCCTATTGGAACAGTAGAAGCGGCTTGGGAACAAGCTGGCCTACAGGATTTGAGTGGTGTCAGCAATCCAGGCATCTATACAAGTATTCAAGTAGTCAATGACGCGAGTAACCCTATGTTCATATCACCCAACACAACGAATTTTGGATTGCGAATTATTGGGTATTTTAATGCACCGACCGCCGCCACATATACATTTAAAATTGCCACAGATGATGGTGCTATTCTAATGATAGATGGCTCATATGTTATAGGAACAGAGGCATGGAAGATACAAGAGGCTACACCATATGAGGGAAGTGTGGCTCTATCTGCTGGCCTGCACACATTTAAGAGTCTTTATTATCAATATGTGAGTGCATATAACTATCAACTCGCATTTAAAATTAATGACGGTGGCTGGATCACGGATGGAACGGGCTATTTCTTACACTATATATCTGAAGATGCTGGCCCTGTACCTGCCCCTTAATTAGTTCCCGTTGGGCCTGTATCTGAAGTTCCCGTGGAACCAGGCAAAGGCGGTGGCGGATGCATAAGACTTATGTAGCCCTCCCTACCAATTATTTCGTTGACCTCAGCCACATCTATAGCGGCAGCGTTCCCGAATCCCTTGTATTTAGAATCAATAACATTCTGAATGGCGACATCCAAATCCGGCAAAATCTCCTGACGCAACAACTTCTTGCGCAACTTCAAATGCAACACCGATTCTGCAGTCACATGTGATAGGCGCGACGTGTTATCTCGGTAGACTTTTGTGTGCTCTATTCCTCCACAAATATCCGGCTGTTTAAGATTGCGATCTCTGTCAAATTCGGCATCAAACTTCTTAATAATTGTTTCGGGAATGGATGGAGATTGTTCAATCAATCTGTCCAGTTCTTGACGGCAAATGTCCAGAAAGTTCATACTGTCCATACGATCATTGGGGGCGAGTTGTAGTTCTACTGCAACTCTTCTCTGAAGTTTTCCCCACGAAATGGAGGCTACACGATGTCCTTCGGACAATTGTGCGAATCCGAATGTTCCCGAAAGAGTTTGTACAATTCCCGCGAAAATGGAGATGCCGCCAATCACAAGTTGTCCCCATTTCTGTCCATCTCCTCCACCCGAGGCATTTCCGAGCGCCACTGATGCCGCGCCCGATACTGTGGACAATATAATCACCGGTATACTCATTCCAAGATTTCTCGTACGATATAATTTATACGAGCGATCATGAAGCCATCGGTAACATTGGGCGATATCAGACCATTCTGCTAAAAGTGTCTCCTGTTCTTTCGTCCACCCCTTTTGGAATTTCGGTTTCGCGCCTGAAATATCTTTTACGACGGGGCTTCCTCTTGATGATTCACTCATCTACTAAGTTGTTCTAAAAAGGGCAGGACGGTCTGGACTGCCTGTGAAGGGGCGCGGCGGCGCCGCGCCTGTGTTTCAAACGCGGCTGCGTCCGTCATTAGGCGATCCGTGACCGCCACCCACGCCGCCACATCTGATACCGGAATCGTCACGCCACCCGGCCCCACGATTTCGGCCAGTTGATGGGCAGCGCCGTCTATCAGGACCGGTATACCGCTCTGCACAGCCTCAGTCGCATGAAGCAGCGCCTCTGGATATGCCACAGGAATCAGCAATATACGCGTCTGCGCCCAGACTTTATGACGGTGATACGGTATTTTTTCATACCGGAGGTTCGCCCGTATCGTCACATGACCAGTCACTGCTGGTCGGTACGCCACGAATTGTATCTTCGGGAGCTGTTCAGCCATATAAGAAAGATCCCACACCTTTTCCGTTTCCGCAGACAAAAACACAGCGACCGTGGTTTTTGTATGATACGGTATGACGGGAAATTCGGACCATTTTATCAGCGGCGGAAGCGTGAGCGACCGCGCCGCGCCGAGGCGCGTCCTGAGCCAATCTGTGGGGGTTATGACGGCAATCATACCATAACTCGGGACGAGTTTAGCGACCGATTCATCTTCTGCCCAAAGAATGCAGGGCCGTCCCATTTGTTTGGCGGCTTTGATAGCGGCTGGAGCGGCGGTGCCCGACGTTGCGAAATAGGCGGCATGACGTACGACGAATTCCACTTGCGTAGTTTCATAGAGCGGAATAAATGTCACTCCATCGGCCTCGCGACGGGCAATCTGTTTTTGGAGCACAAATACAGTGTACCCGGCCTTTTCTGACAGGAACTTGTTGAGTTCGTGTGCACTTGTACTATAGGAATCGGTGATCCACACGAGCGACTTTTCAACAGGATGATCGCTCGGAATGAGCGTATTCCGAACAATCGGCGGCATCTCTCTTAAGGCGAAAAAAAATGTTAAAGCGGTGGCGACGGCCAAAACATAGTGGACATAATCCATCTGGTTATTATAGATAATGGTTCCAGACCAAATTATTCTAAGCACGGCACATCCTGGCCAAATTCGGCCGGCTATGGAAGATAGTCGCGGGACGTTTTTCTGGGGTACACCACCTTCTGATGGCGGCTCTCCCATACTCTCTTACACTCTTTCATGTGCGGCCGCCTCTATCAGCAACACATACGGCCCAACAGTCTTTTCGGCCACTATTACCGGTCTGACGAACGGAACAGAGTATCTTTTCACAGTCTATGCTACAAACGCCGATGGCGACGGCCCGCCGACCTCCTTTCGTTCTGTACAACCCGGATTCCGACCTGGGCCACCGCGAAACGTTGCCGTGACGAGCAATAGTTCTACAACCGCTACTGTCACATGGGATGCACCAACATCCGATGGAGGTGCTACTGTAAAATGGTATGTCATTATTGGTGTCAGCAATAATCCGGCCGATCCTACTGTCAAATTGTCGGCAGAAGGCACCGATAGACTGCGATATATTACCGATCTCAACGCGGCTTCTAATTATACATATACCGTCTTTGCGGTGAACGATCCAGGCTATTCTTCTGGGGTCAGTCGTACAATTGTTCAATCAGGTCTTCGTATTTGGTTGGATGCAACCGCTTACAGTGGCTCTGGTACATGGTATGATCAGACGACAAATCATTTTGACGCCACACTAGAAGATGGTACGATCGCTAAAAATGTTGCAGGAAACGGTATTGTGTTAAACGGAACGACGTCATGGACATTCCCAGATATTGGGTCACTCACAAACTGGACCCTATCTGTTTGGTTCAAGAATACTGCCAGCCCTGACACTTTCGCAGCAATTGTAACACAAATACAAGCAGGTAGTGCTAATATGTTTATTTGGATATATCCTGGTTCTCCAGCCTTATCTTATCAAGGTGGTTTCTTTGATGGACGTTCTGTATCCCAAGGATCCAGCGTTGCATTCCCATTGACTGTTTGGAAGCAGATGGTTGTTACATGGAATGGAACCTATTTGATAACATATATCAATAGTTCTATAGCAAGCTCTCCCAACTTTTCTGGTCGTATCTCGGGTTCAAGTGGGCAACCATATAGAATTGGACGCAGATGGGATGCTCCAAACTATGTAACGGGCGAAATCGGCCAAGTACTCATCTATAACCGTGCTTTAACAGAAGAGGAAGTGCTATACAATTATAATGTAACGGCATCAACATATGCGTAACATATACCCTCTCTAAATAATATATAACACCAGAAACTGCAGGAACATGTATCGGAACCGATACACGCTGCCCCGCCAAACTTCGGAATTCCAAACCACATGAGTGGTTTGATTCCGAACTCTGTGCAGGAACTAAAATTCATCCATATTACAAAAACCGCCGGCACCGCCATTGAAGACGCCGCAAAAGCCAAAGGTATTCATTGGGGAATCTACCATAAAGAATATGGTTGGCATCATCGCATCTTCAGTAATGTACCTACAGAAGTCCGGAACCGCTACGACTGGTTTATGGTGGTGCGAAATCCCTATGATCGTCTCCTATCACAGTACTATTGCAGATGGGGTGGGATCGGTCTCAAACATATCAATCATACCAAAGAGGAATTTAACAAGTATCTTATGAGCAAAATCGTAAAAGAGGAGTTTAATGTGAAATTCAAGCCCGAGACAAACGGCGATCATTACACACCGCAGTACAAATATTTGCATCCAGATCACCAAATACAGATTTTGAAATTTGAGAATCTTGCTGCCGAGTTTGCTACTCTGATGACCACCTATAGTCTTACTATCAAACTTCAAAAAAAGAATGTCAGCCAGAAAGGGAAATTCACAGTCGCCGATTTTTCCCCAGAACTTGTGCGAGAAATCAACCGGTTTTATGCGGCCGATTTTGAGATGTTTGGGTATGCAATGCGCTAAGGCTCACGCCGAGTTTTCGGAATCAAACCACGCGAGTGGTTTGGAATTCCGAAATTTGGTGGGGCAGCATGTATCGGCTCCGATACATGCTCACGCCTTCCCTTTGTTCTTGAACACCTCGCCAAGGGCTCACGCATAAGTCCAAAGATAAAGGCTAGGCCTTGCCTAGCCCTTCCCTTTGTTCTTGAACGCCTCGCCGAGTGCTCACGTATAAGTACAAAGATAAAGGCTAGGCCTTGCCTAGCCCTTCCCTTTGTTCTTGAACGCCGCCGCCTTCGCCTTATTCTGCAGCCCCGTTTGGTAAATCTTAATAGCCGCCGCCGGTGTCAGATCAGCCGGTTTAATCCCCGAAGGAACACCCACAAATTTCCGGGCCTTCCCTACCGAATCCTTTTTGAACATATACATGCCATATTGACCTGTACGAAATTCAAAATCCCCCACAACGGTCCCACCCGCTCCCGCCTTCGCCTTCAAACGTTCTGCCGTCGCCTCAGCCGTTTCTCCCGCCACCACCGGTAGACGCACCCCTTTCCATTCTAAATACGCCCCATACGGCCCAGATTTCTGATAAATCGGTTCCCCCTCTAACTGCCCCGCTGCCGTCGCTGCCCGCGCCGCCGCCGCAGCCGCCACAAACGCCGCCGCCGCCGCAGCATCCAGACTCTCAAACTTCACACCCTCTGGCCATCCATAAAACACTGTATCTTTCTTATCAGCCCCCTCTCGCAAAAGCAGCGGCCCCTTCTTGCTCATGACCGCCTTCAAACCATCTGCAAACTCCCTCTTGCGCGCCGAATCCGCCGTCCCCCCTGTGGCCGCCTTCAGCTCACCCCACCGCCCCTTATACGACTCCCACGTATCCCTGCACACCGCCTTCCACGGCTCCGCACCCTGCGCAATCCCGTCAAGCCGCCCCTCCATCTGCGACGTAAACTCATACTGGAACAGCCCAGCAAATTCCTTCACACAGAAATCGTGCACACGATGTCCGAGCGGCGTCGGAACAAGCTTCCCTCTTTCTCCACCCACTGCATGAGGAGTAAGGGTGGGGGTCGCAGGCCAAACCCCGGGCGAGACCGAGTACGCCTTTTGCTCTACGATGCGGGATGGGATATCTTTCTTTTCGGCGTAGGTCTTTTCCACGACGGTTTCCACGAGCGAGGCAAAGGTGGAGGGACGACCGATACCGCGACGTTCTAGTTCACGCACAAGAGTCGCTTCGGTGAATCGGCCAGCGGCACGTGAATCATGTGGCGCGGCCTTGATTGCTGTCCAGTTGACGACGTCACCTTCGGCGATTTTCATGAAATCGTCCCACATGATTGTCGGGGCCGGGCGCTGTGTCGGTTCATCCTCTAGATTGGGCGGCGGCGCACTGACGATTTTCCATCCCATAAATGTCATTTGGTGTGTAGACGCGGTCCATGTGAAATCATCACCGTCTGCTTGAATACTCAGACGGCGTTCTTCGCCGAGCGCCGGTGCCATGACGGAGGCCACGGCGCGTTGCCAAATAAGTTTGTAGATTCGGCGATCGGCCGCATTCCAATCTTCGGAGGCCGATAGTTCTTTATTCTCAAAATGTGTGGGCCGAATGGCTTCATGGGCTTCTTGTGCCGCAGGCACAGCGGCCGCGGCGGCCTTTTTACTTTTTTTTTCGAGCGGCGGGGCCGAAGCCCCCGCCGCCCCTAAGAACTCAGCACCATACTCCTTTTGCACTAATGCCGCCGCTGCGGCACGCGCTTCTTCACATAAGACAGCTGAATCGGTCCGCATATAAGTAATATGGCCCGCCTCATACAAGCGCTGAGCAATCCGCATCGTGTTTTTCGGATTGGACCCAAACATTGCAGAGGCATCTTGTTGCAGAGTAGATGTAATTAGAGGTTTCGGTGCAGATTCTTTTGATTTGTGTAAGGACGCACGTACGATTTTCCCAGCCGAATCTCCATGAATATTTTCCAGATAATTCAGAACTGATTCTTCATCTTCCAACTCTTCATCCAATTTAGAATCCAACTTCAGATCCAACCCTGCATGTTTCCACGCCGCCGTCAAACGCCATACACGTGCAGAAGTAAATGCGGAAATGGCCGTCTCACGATCTACCAACAAACGCAGCGCCGCTGTTTGACAACGGCCGGCTGATAGAGTCGGTCCCACATATTTCCAGAGTAGAGGGCTAATTGTGAATCCTACCATCATGTCTAAGACCGCCCGCGCCTGCTGGGCATTGACCCGATTCATATCAATGAGCCGCGGTGCAGCAACCGCATCTTTAATGGCCTTTTCAGTGATTTCATGAAAGATGACACGGGGAGTTGTGGCGGGATTAAGACCTAGAAGAACTGCGCACGAAAACGCAATGGCCTCTCCTTCACGATCATCGTCTGCACCGAGATAGACGGCAGTGGCGCCTGCTGCCGCCTCTTTAATACCGGCAATCGCCTTTGCCTTCGCCTTTATGAACGCGTAACGGGGTTCAAAATCGCGATCAATACCTACTGCATCAATATCTTCTTCCAGAGCACGAATATGACCCATGGATGCTTGAACTTTCCATCCAGGTCCGAGAAAACCGGCGATTTTCTTACACTTGGCCGGCGATTCTACGAGAAACAGATTAAACCCCATTTTATACGTGGCCTACCGCCTGCGGCCGTCCTCATTTTTATCCAAAACTAGTATGTTCAACAGATTTAAGAAATGACGCCCACCAGTGTTTTCCGCAACTTTTTCTTTAGTTTAGACCTATAGATAAATTAGACCGCGCCGATACTCTTGTGCGTTAGGATAACGAGTCCCACACAATGAATCAATCCAATACTCTCCAAAATTGTACTGGGGATATTTGTGATGCAAGAGATGATGATTGCCAATCAGCCATACAGTCCGAGAGTCATGTCGTGCCATTCCGCGCAGATTTAGAAAGACCAACGCGGCGATAATTTCCATCGGGCTCATAGTCACAAATATGAGCGGAAACAACATCCCTACCCCCTGAAAAGGGCTCTCTAAATAGTGTCCAACATAGGTATCTAAGAATTTTGGTTCTGGTTTGGTATGATGCTCTTTATGAATCGGGTATCCTGTGCGGGTATGCAAAAGCACGTGCGAAATGTAGAACCACACATCATACGAAATAATAGAAAATAGGATTGTTAACATTTGTTATAAGTTCTTGGGGGGGGGGATGTTTAGATCGTTGGTATAAAATTGAAGCAGGATCCATTATCCGTAATACGCAGAATGGATCCCGCAAGTATTATTATGATCGTAATATTTGTAGTGTTCTTTGTGTTTGTATGTGTGCGATGCATACGATCACCTACAACTGAAGCCTCTGACCACTTTAGTGCTTAGCCAGGCCGAACTATATAAATAACTAGATCCAAAAAGCGGGGTGTGGTTATTTTTGCCAACTCTATATAAAATTCTGCATCACCTCCAACCAACGATGTAAACTGTTTCTTTTTATTTAATTCAAAGGGTATAATACCACAAGGAGTACCGATATTTCCTCTAATAATATTAGTATTAGAAGGTATTAATCGCGTCCCCAGTTTGAATTTACAAATATATAGCGTATTTACATCATTACAACTTCTGCGGAGCTTATCAAACGTGCCTTCTATATATACGTCATCGTCGTCCGCATGCATAATAAAATCACGTGGCTCTAGGAGCGCCGCATATCTATTACGAATAATATGCCCCCAGGAACCGAGGCATTTCGGTTCACAATGTATTATAATTTTACAACGAAATGCTTGCATATTAAATTCTGGAGCAACCGAATGGCCATCAAACACGAGTGTCAAACAATCCGATTTGGTCAACATGGGTGAAAGGGAATCTAACATTCTTTGAAGCGTGGGGCGACCAACGGTCGCTATAAGTACGTTAAATGTGGGCATTTATTATACTTCTATATAGTAAATAAATGGTAGTCAAACGCATCCATCAGATTTGGGTAGGTCCGAAACCAATTCCTGCAAAATCGCTTAAATTTATAGATGGAATAAAAGCATTACATCCAGATTATGAGTATAGATTATGGACCGATGCCGATCTGACCCCTAAAAATTTCACTACGTTGGAGTATATTCATTCCACACCCGTGTATGCTCAAAAGGCCGATATCATGCGATATGAAATTATTTATAGGCACGGCGGAGTGTATTTAGACATTGATTTTGAGATTCTTAAACCACTTACAGGGCTTCTTACAGAAGATTTTGTTGTATGCAATGAAGATGCTCATATCAATAAATATATGACCAATGCATTCATATATTCAGTTCCAGGAAATCCAGATCTCAAGAAATGTGTGGATAATATTTGCACATGCTCTCTGGGTGGTGGAAAAGTGAATGTGGCCACGGGCCCTTGGTATTTCCGTAAGAATATATCTTTGGAAGGTGCGAGAGTGCTACCAACACATACAATGTACCCCACACACTACATGCAAAGAGGTCACCGACCATCTAAATTTCTAGAGGATACATATGGGATGCATCATTGGGATAAGAACTGGTAAGGCCCCTATGAAATTCGCTGATAAATATGCACATTCCTGTTAAACTCGGGTTCATAGAGAGACTCAATATAATTCACCATATTGAATGGCTCTATAGTAAGATTTATTGTATGATAATGACATCGGTCAAAATGATTCGTGTTTTTCGCATTTTTGCACGACGTCATGATTAAATATTTACAACGAATCTTTGCCAAAAGTGTCTGAATATCTTCTATTGTTAAATGGAACAGCACATCGCGAATGATTACCACTTCGGAATATGATAGGTCCTGTGTAATAGCATCCAGACATAAAAATGTGTGTTGGGGATATTTAATACGGTGCGAATCAATGAGACTCTGCACTATATCAATACCGGTGTATCGTTTTGTTTGAAACGTGGTTGTTAGCGGCATCCATGTCAAATCGCCACATCCAATATCTAACACCTCTTTTACGTCATTCTTTTCACAAAATGTGTCAAAAAATGAGCGAAACGATTGGGTATTTTTTACTGAGGATCCTGGGCCTGATTTTGGAATGGTTGGCGATGAATTGTTCCAGATTCCGTTTGCATAAATGGCATTAAAAATCTTTTGCCGGTCCATTTCTGATTAGTACCCAAACATTAATCCCGCCCGTCCACCGTATACCCGAAGAATATTATAGGTCTCTGCCCAGACATAGATAAGAAAACCATCCACATCATTTTTGTCAACCGAGCCCGTTCGTGGATGCATTGTCAGATTCAAATAAATATCACGCATTTTATCCAGATTCGCCTCACCCGTCGGAAGCGACGGCTGAATATGTCCCTGGTGATATCCAAACGGCAGAGCATAATAATACCGATTCACCCACGGCGATTTGCGCATTTCTTGTGACGGTAGGAGTGATCGGAACACGACCGGTGCATCCGTTCGGTAACGTATAAACTTGCCTTCATACACAAGAGCAATTGTTGAAACTGCTTCCGAATCACGACGAGAAAAGGCAGGTCTCAGATGTGTAATATAATAGGCGTTCAGACCACTCGCATCCGGCCACCACGGCACCGTCGTGCCGACACCACTCAAATCGCGCGTCGCCAAGAACGAGGCATTGAATGCTACAGCGTCATATCTCTGGGCGAAAAAGAAGAGATTTCGTGTCGGATTCGGAACACGTAGCGGCACTTGGACACGAGCGAAGGTGCGCGTATCAAATGGCGCGAATTTATAATGTTGCACAATCGGAACCTGAATATCACTGATACGAAATCGGTTGGCTTCGGGTTTGTCCAAGTAAATGTATTCGGCCAAAATATATGTGTCACCGAGATCTAGTCGCTCTGGAATCTTGATACCGGCGACGGGTAGGACTTTTGTGGCAACTCCAGGATCTCCAAGAACACCGCTAAGATCTGTTCCAAAAGGGGTTGAATAATAGAATTGTCCACCGAGAAGAGGAAAATATGCCGCGCCGGCCGCTACACCGCCGTTCGGCGTATAGGCTTGACGAGCGCTGGAAATATAGAGATTTGTAATGGGTGCAAACTGAATACTGAGTCGTACGGGATCTGCTTGAATTGCATCAATCGGCAATGCAACACCTGGATCGCCGCAAAACCAGAATGGAAGAGGTGTAACAACGGTCTGTACGCCGGTTAGCAGCGTATTAATTGTGAAGCCGTTATCGGCACGTTTCAGAAGTGTATTCATTAATGTCGTTTTTTCCAGAGGTGAATAGAATTCATCCATGACCTCCAAAAGTTGGCCGTCCAGATTCTCAATACGTGAGCCGGCGATATCAATAGACGCTTGTTGTATAAGAGCATGGCCGAGATTATTTGTGTAATTATAAGTTGGGCCGATAAATTTCATAATTGGTGCGAAATTCAGAATTTCAATACTTGTATCTTCATCTACAAAAATTACCTCAAGACGTAGAGGTATGTCAGTATAAGCTGATGCAATAACAACGCAGAGAATTCCGTTTCTGTACATATTAAAATTCGTTCCGTCATATTCTATTTTGAATATATCCGTATTTACAATTGGAAATGCGGCATCCCAAAATGGGGAAATCACTTTGAAAGGGATGCCTGTGGAGGGGGGTGCGATACCTGATATAACAATATATGATTCGCCTAAAATAATGAGTGTGAAAATTCCAGTGCCAGGTTGTGAAGATAGACCGTAACCTGCTTCATTACCTGAACCCGTACCTGCGCTGTAACTCAACAAGATTTTTATAATCTTTGTGGGATCTGGATTTGGCAAACGGAATTCAATAAAACACGGTACATTGTAGTATTCATTGGAAAATATACTTGCTTCATTTGGACCGGTTCTCGTGTAAATATTTCCGCTAACATCAATACCTGGTTGAACCACAATTGTATAGGGGGGAACAGGTATCGGGATCGCCGCCGCAGCCGCTTCGTATTGTTTAATATTTGGAAGAGTTGTGACGAGATACATATTGGAAATGAGATGACCTTTTCTCGGAAGTGTCAGCGTGGCCTGTTGTCCGAGAAGTGGCCGGTAATCAAAATCTAGACGTTGCCAGTGTGTTGTGAAACGGCCGGCGCGCCGAAAGACTGTCGCGAAGGCTGCAACCGATGGTTGACCTTTAATGGTCAATAACCGACTGTCTTGTGCTCCACTATGGAGTGTGCGCAGCAGAGATGCTACCATTCTTATTTAGCTTACAAAGAAAACTTAAGTGGGCCCGGGTTAATCCGTATACATCCTATTCAACAAGCCATTTTCCACACGAAGCCAGTTAAGAGCAAGAACATATACACGTACTTCCCATGTAGTATCTGGAGATCCGCCTTGGAACACCGTAGGTACCGCCACATTCAAATTAAGTCGGAGAGAATTCAGACGGCTAGCATTAATTGTTCCACTCGGTTGATGTCCACCTGGTTGGCGTGCAAATGAGTATCCGTAGATGAAACGATTGTATGCTACCACTCCGCCAGCATGTTTGTTCCCCATTTCACGACGAAAATATCGTTCATCCCCTTCAACCAGTGTTTGCCCGTTAGCTTGAAGACGTGCCGTTCGTAAAAGCGGTCCTTGTTCTAGACCGGGTCTATCCACGAAATCACGCTCTAGATAAGATCCAAAATTGTACCATTCGTTATTGTCTGCACAAGCCCGCCGCCGAATCACCCAGAAAATCTCCTCTATCGGGTGATTCGCCTCAATAGGGAGTTGTACCGAAATCGTATCAGAACTACTATTTTTGATCTCTTGATATGTCATTGGTTCATCAAACAAAAATGTCTGTAATTCGCGATACATAAATTCATAGGGATTATGCAGCATATTGTCGCGCATGACACCCGTGATGAGCGATCCCCAGGTCAAAAGAGAAATATGGGGAAAATCGGGCAATACATCTACTGTTTTGACAGTCGTTTGTCCCTTGTATACAAAACGAGCACCGGGGCCAGGAGTCAATGTAATATTTGAAATTCTTACACCGGGTGAATCTATATATGAATTGAAGATACCTGTTAAATATAAGGGTTCTCTCACTGGCATAACAAAATTTGGTGGAATCTGTATGCCATTATATGTAATTTTAGTACCGTCGTATGTAATTGTTATGAGATTTAGAGGATTCTGTATAGGTCCATCAATTATAATCTGTTGATCTGTTAGAGGGGTGGGTTCTGACATGTCACGCCCAGGAGGCAGTGGAGGATTAGGATCAGGATCGGCACATCCGCTGCCATTATCTGTGCCTCCACCATTTTTGAATACAAGCACCGTGCTCATCCATGGAGGGGCCCCAAATATACCTCCAAGAGTATCATAAAAGTATATATATATATCATAGCCTGTTGCAAGATATTGTGAACCAACTACAGGAGTCACTGCGCTAGGATTCGTCGTTAAACCAATAGTATGTAATATATTTAGTCCACCCACATAATAGCGTTGTGGTGAACTGAAGTTACTAAAGCACGTCTTTGAACCAATAAAGTCCATCTGAAATGTACATGTAAACGGTCCATCAATCCCGTAAGTCGTTGCAAAACGGCCAGAAAGAGTCGGGGTTAATCCAACATTTATAGATCTTACAGATGTATCGGATTCTATAAATGCATTGGGATACCCTGCGACGACCTCTAGAGGTGGTTGAATCGGAACGATTGTCACATCTTGGGAAAGAGGTACCGAATTACATGAATCACGATATCCTCGGATTTGCCGGACAAGTTGTGAAAGAGGTCGTAGTGTGATGTTCACACGTACTGTTCCATCTTTGATTGACAGAAGTGGCAGCGCTTCTACGAGTTTCACACGACTGAAAAAGAAGGGTAACACGACATGTACAACACCATCTTCTGTTGGATAGGGGTATTTACGATTTGTAGATATTAGGTCACGAATAGGTCGGAGACCCACTGCATCCGTCGCCACGCCGAATTGTGCATTCAAGTCCGGAAAAAGAGTATTATAAATCTGAATGAAATCACCATCTAGCGTTTCAATCGTCACACCATCCACTTCTAGTTCGGCGGTGGCAATGGCCACCGCTCCCAGATTGTTTACGTATTGCCATATAGTGTCATCAGTATCGGCATATTGTTTAGAACCTCCTTGAATTTCTAAGAGTGATGCCTGATCTAGCCAATGTGAGAGTCGCATTTGTATGGCCATTCCGTGCAATAAATCGCCGGCTTGGAGTGAGCCTACATCAAAAGTAAAACGTTGCCCAAAAGCCGCCGGGCCGCGAAAAGGGATTTCTTGGAGAATCGGGGTGCTCGGTATAAGACGTCGCCCTGTATCACGAGTAAACCAGGTCGTCTTAGTTGTCAGCGGATATAGGTTGTTCTCTTCTGCATCGCGATTCGTCAAATCCAGAAGAGTTGTTATGTCACCTATCGGTCTGTTAGCGCCTGCCAGACTCATTTCTAGAACATGGGGGTGTTATTTTAGGACCATGTATCGGCACGCCTTCAAAAATACGTATTAATACTTCCACGACCGGCCTCCACCGTAAACGTCGTCCACGTATCCACAACCGCTGTGAGTTGAGTATTTGTCAGTGTAACACCTGAAAGATCTATTAACATCGTCGGCCGATCGGCCGTTGTGAAATTTACGGACCCTTGTGGTTCATGGCGATCTCTGCAAGACCGCCCCGCGGTCAAATCCCAATTGATAATGCCGAGCCCTGCACCTGGATCACAATCCTCTTTTGCGTGTGAGACAATCTTATTCCAGACAAGTGAACTCCAAGCATCTTCGCGATTCCTGCCGGCAATGATGAGACTGACCGAATTATAGAATTCCGATCCCGATGCATCCATTGTGAGCAGATCATAACGATTCGCCATCAAATCACTCTGTTTTCGGAAAAACCAAAGAATACGTGAGGCCATATGTACTGCATCTAGACGGCGTGTGACGATGGACGCCGATCCCTTTTTGAGAGGTGCATAATCAAATGGAGACATCGTAAATGTATTCTCATAGAGGCGTGAATATGGGATTTGTTGTTTCCCATTTATGATGAGTCGTTGTGTTTCGGCATCGGTGTAAATATGGCGAGTTTCCAGTTGAATGGTCGGTGCGCTAAGAAACGCCGCCGCAGTGAAAATGGGTGTAAATCCTAGTCCAGGTACTATGATATTCTGCATAGCTCTCTGTACAAAAAGTTGTACGGTGGGTACTATTAGAAAAAACTCTGATAGGGAGGGGATATAAGTGGCGTTGACAAATTTGCCGTTTTTGTATAAATACACGACAAATGCACCGTAAGAACGGGGATAGTAGACATCATCTATAAGAGTTACACCACCAATTACAGCGGATGATGCAATTACAGAGGGGAAATCTCCCAAATCATAATTATACCAGACTTGAAAGACGGACCCGCCACCCGTATCCACAGCCTCTTGGATAATGGCCAAGCATTGTGCCAATTCTTCAGGCGTAATTACAGTAGGGTTCTCTGCAATATAATTCTGTGGCCATGCAACCATAAATGCGTATCCAGAGACATCCAAGACTTTTTGGATAAAATCGGCATCGCTTTTCAGCGCATACAAGTCGGTGGGATGTGGCGCAGACCAAAACATGCGACGGCCAAGCGGCGACGGATGCGCACGCCCATCAGATGCAAGAAATAGCTCTTCAGCACGACGGAGTTTTGCACGAATCTTGTAGGTTTGCTGTCGCAATCCGGCAGAAGGAAACCCCCCCTCTTGGAGCCCCTGGCAACCGATCAAAGGAAGCGATAGTCGGAGAAGACCGGGGACTGCATTTCGCGAAATATGGGTGGGGTCTATGGTGGTCATGAAACCGGTCTGGAGGCGATCCAACATTCTACTGGCAAAGGAGCCTCGGGAGAGGCGGGAGGCGTAGAGAGCTTCTCCAGAGAATTCTTGCAGGAGAAGATTGTCCTGGTAAATCTGAATGGAAGAAAAGAGGAAGTAGGCGATCCCGTTTGTCCAGCCGTAGGCGACTCCGCTGGCATCCACGATGGTCGTTTGCCACGTTCCAGAGACATCTGTTCCGGCGACGGCGGCCGCCTGCAATCCAGGTGGAATCCACGAAGGCATTTGGATCAGAAGTACTGGGTCAATAATGACATCTCCAGCAATCTCAAACTCAAACTCACATGTCTGACCGAAATCGGAGCCGTTCCGGGGCACAACCAGACGTCGCTCTGATACTGTGGGGGGTGTCAACTCATACCGAGTATCAAATGGTGTAACAGTATCGTCAACGGAATCTTTGAAGAAGAAGTTGTCTTTTTTGCCTCGGCAGACGAGTTCATAAAGGGCACCTTCGGTGGTATAGGCGGATTTTTCCGCCATGCTATTCTCTTGATTATAAAAGACTTAGGCTACCGTTTTGAGAAACAGCGACGCGGTTCGGCCGGAGCGAGAAGGCAGAACAAGTTCTCCCTTACGACCATAACGCGGAAATTGGATTTCGTGCACATGTTTGCCGCCGTTTTTGATCCAGTCATCCATATGGGCTTTTACTTGAATATAGCCTGGCTCTGTTGTTGCAATACCGACTTCTTGGAGTTTCTTGAGAATTGTCACGGTATCTTTTATACGGTCTGCGGCGGTGTTCATTTAGCGGCCTTCGTGGCGGGAGTTTAGACCCATCTAGATGCACGCATTGGAACATGGCGAACACGCCCCCCGGCCAATAACCACCTTGTTCTTGTATTCATAGGTAGGAAATTTCACCTTGGTACATGTTGTGAGAAGTGATGAGCACGTGCTGAGATTTGTACAGCCGCCCGCTGATAAAATGGTCTGATAATTTACCCATATAGCGGTCCCCTGTTTTTTTCTCAAAATGTCGCTTGCGTCCATACTACCTAAACTTTGAGAATAGATTCAAAGGAAGAATGTGTGGCATCTGGTTTTGTTACGGTAATATGCCGCTCTGTATGTGTCCGGAAATGTTTGTCCGCCAACTCAAAGGTCGTGGCCCAGAAGATCAAATGATTACTGATATTTCGGGTGTCGGTACACTCGGCTTCACACGTCTTGCAATTAACGGGCTCACTTCAAAAGGGATGCAGCCATTTTCTTCAGCAGGTCATGTATCGCAGCCGATACACGCTTCCCCACCAGAGTTCGGAATTCTAAACTCTGGAGGAGGTCTCACATGGGTTTGTAATGGGGAAATCTACAATTGGCGCGCTCTAGCCTCCGAGTTTGCTCTTACGTGTGAATCCGGATCCGATTGCGAAATCCTCGGACAACTGTATGAGCGTTTTGCAGAAAATCTCCCACTCTTCTTTCGCGCATTAGATGGCGTCTTCGCACTCATTATCATTGATACCGTTCGTGATCGGATTGTCGTGGGACGCGATCCATATGGTGTGCGACCCTTGTATATGGCAGAGCCACGAGAGAGCGGTAAGTACCGTATTTTTGCGAGTGAAATGAAGGCCATCGTCCCTTTGGCATCTAGCATTCGGCATGTTCAACCGGGCACGTATGAGACATATAAGATCAGTCTGGGACCGCGTAGCCCTCCTCAACGCCAAGCACGATACCACGCCATCCCGTTTGTCAAATCTCCCATCTGTTCCGCTGAAGCCCCCCTGGGTCTACAATTTGCATGTTGGGCCGTCCGCACTGCGCTGATAGAAGCTGTGCGTAAACGTATCACGACAACTGAGAGACCCGTGGCGGCACTTTTGAGTGGTGGTTTGGACAGTAGTCTGATTGTGTCATTAGTCGTGAGTGAGCTCTATCGTCTGGGTCGGCCGCGTCTGAAGACGTTCAGTATTGGAATGGCGGGATCCACAGATCTGGCATATGCACGAAAGGTGGCTGAGCATCTTGGAACGGATCATACGGAAATCTGTATGACGGAGGACGAGTTTTTCGGGGCGATTCCGGCGGTGATTCGTGATATTGAGTCGTTTGATACGACGACGGTACGGGCATCTGTAGGGAATTGGCTGGTATCGCGAGAGATTGCGCGACGAACGGATTGCAAGGTGGTGTTTAATGGGGATGGTTCTGATGAGGTTTGGGGATCTTACTTATATTTCAATGCGGCCCCGTCGGGGCCGGAGTTTGAGAACGAATGTGCCCGGCTTTTGCGAGATATTCACATGTTTGACGTTTTGCGGAGTGATAGGTGCATTTCTAGTCACGGTCTGGAGCCACGAACGCCGTTTCTGGACAAGGAGTTTGTTGCAACGGCACTGTCAATGCCGACGGAGATGCGTCGGCCGTCGCCTACACGACCGGAAAAATGGCTTTTACGCAAGGCGTTTGACGATGGGGCGACGTTGCCTGAAGAGGTTCTTTGGCGTCGGAAGGAGGCGTTTAGTGATGGGGTGAGTGGTACAGAGAAGAGTTGGTATCAGATTGTTCAGGAGCGATCTGTGGCGGTGGTTCCGGCGAACTGGCGCGAGTTGGCTGAGAAATATTATTGCGGTCCGGAGTTTGCACCGAACACGGAACCGAAGACGGCAGAGATGTTTTATTACCGGTACATCTATGAATCGGAATTTGGTAGGGGATTGGAGAAGACGAATGTTCCGTTTTTTTGGATGCCGAAATGGGTGGGCGCTACGGATCCGTCGGCACGTACTCTTGCTGTTTACGCTACTGCAGCCGCCCCCAGCCAAAATTGAAACAGCGTGATTTAGAAAGGAGGGAATAGTATGGGAAGACCAAAGAAAAAGGAAGTGGGTCAAGTCGTTATTGACAAGTTCTTTGATGTTGGCTCTGCCGCTCCTGTACTGCAGGGAGCTGCCCGGATCAAAGCACTTATTGCAGAAGCGAAAGAAAAGGGTGTCCAGCCAGCGCCAGCGCCTGCGCCTGCGCCTGCGCCAGCGCCCGCGACCACCCAGCCTTCGGCTTTGCCCGTAGCCAAGGCCCCCCGAAAAATCAGAGTAAAAAAACCCCTCGTCACAATCCCGTCAGTTGGCCCAGCGGTTGCTAGAATTCAATCGGTACTTCCGGTGGAACCTGAAGATGTGATTGAAATTAACATTCGTTCGTTTGAGCACAGTGGCAGCAAATATTATATATCAGATACATCTAAACTGTATACAAAACATTTGAAGTACGTAGGTCGTTGGAACGCAAAATCAGAGTCTATAGATTATTATCCAGATTCAGATAGTTAGAAGTGTCGCCATGAACGATGTATCGGAACCGATCCACGCTACCCAGCCAAACTTCGGACCCGAGTTTGGCATGAACACGTATTTTGAACATCTCAAATATCTCTATGCGCCGCCTCGGCCAACTTGGTTAAGCCAGATACACTCTTTTTTAACTAATTTAACAATACCGGAAATCGCGAAACTTCATAGCAGAGCACGTCAAGAAGATGAAGCCAAACAGGTCGTTAAAAAGATATCCTATACGGATTATCAGAAATTTTCCGAGACTATTTTTAATGACCAAGGAACGATTACATACCATTATCAAGATGGTCGTGATCCACGTAACGCCCGTGGGATATATTCTATAAACATCTATGTCAGAAAAAATGCCAATTTCGGCAACTATTATGCCAAATTTTGGCGTGGTCTTCACGGTTATACGGAGATGATGAGAAGCGGCCACCCATTTGCAGGATGGTCACTCGTAATCTATACGGATTACTATACGGCAAGATTGTTGGAACTTGCATATGAATACCAATATCACAAACGACTCCCCAAATCGGTCTGTCTGGCAGTGGTGGAATGGGAAGATCATCGTGAGACAAATGCAGAGGGTTTTGAACAATTGGACAATTCACTTCTGAGACTTATTCGCTATAGAGCCTTGGTGGACTTTTCAAATAAACCGGTGGCGATTCGTGATGCAGATACGATTTTTTATAAGAGTCATAAAGATTTCACAGATGAAGATGTGGAGTCTTCCGAATTCACCTTTTGGCGAGAATTTGCAAAAGTGCCGCAGAAATTTTCCATTAGTAGTCAAAAAGAATATACGAACAATTTCCATATTGATGTTTTGTGTAATAATTTCAAAGTGAAACCCGGTTCATTTGCGGGCTTCATGAGCTCTAAAGGTGGTGTATCAGAATGGTCAGATCTCTGGGAAGAGTGTATAAAATACTTTATAAATCGTAAACATATCCGCGCGAAAGATAATGCGCATGTCTATATTGGAAAAGATGAACAGTTTATTCTGTTTTATGTAATCCCGAAATTGTTTGATCAGATCTATTTTTTTCATATGGAATATACCGATAAAGTGGTATTGACGGCGCTCCCGCCTTATGGAAGAGGTATGCGACTCATGTCTCCAGAATATGTAAAAATAGTCTTTGGTAATCCACAATTTCACGAAGAATTAAAAGCCCTTTTTAAAGAACAGCTGGAGCGGTATATTGCCACATGCAGAAAGCCTAAGGCACTGACAGGCTAATCTCCAAATCGGCATAGTGTTTATTTACACATGCCGTGCGAATAAGACGGACCAGTTCTAAATCCGGCGTTTTAATACGTACATATCTGTATCTCGGCTCAATTCGGATCTCGGTATTCCCGTGTTCCCAATTGATCTCCTGTATGTCTTTATAATGTATATTATAAGACTGTTCAAATATGAAATAATCTCTATCTGTTACTGTATCAGTATCATAATATGTGGTAACGAATCTGCAATTGATTGATGATAAGAGTTCTACTAGCTCTTTCAAGTCTTCCCATGATAGTCGCATTCTTCTAGGAAACAGCCTAGAACGTTTCCTAATTCAATTTTTGCTCGGTTCCATACGGGTAGCAAATATAAAATCAATAATCAGAAGATGTCACTTGTAACAGGTACAGGTGTTGGCCAGGATTGGTATAATATGCGAAAAATGACAGATGAGTATAAGGGATCACTTTGGGCGCAGCTCTATACGGCATGCCAATCTTCCAATTTATCTACACTACCGACGATACAAAAGGAGATGTTAGGATATATTAAAGGTCCAAATGGTGAAAAATACGTTATTGGATTTCTTCAACCTGGTGGAAATGCGAACTATACACTATTTGTAAATTCAAATGATCTTGCGAACGGATTTGCCATGAATAATTCAAATCGTGGGACAATATCTTCCAATGATGAGATTGTTATTGAAAATTCACTACCAGCTATTACAAAACTACCATATAGTTCAACGAATATCCCCGATAGTGTTATAAATGGTCCCTATTTACCACCAATCAGGGACCCTGAAGCTATAGTAGCTAATGAGACAAATGTATCTACGGATATATCTACATCAAACACCACCACAACCAATAGTATTACCTCTAATGAATCAACTATTCTAACGGAGGGTACTGGAGGACCGAGTTTTGAAACAATTGTTAAGGTGCCAACGACGACGACAATAATACCTACAACTGGACCTAGTGACGCATTGAGAAGATATATAGAAGAATTAGATGCTAAAGCTGCACAACAAAAAGCTATCGTAGATGCTGAGAAGGCAGAAGCCTATGAGACGGCGGTCGCAGCAGAGGCCGAGAGAGCAAGAACAGGTAAGGGGACGAGTATTATTGCCTAAAATTGAGTGCTACCGCAACAAACCAAGGCAGTTAGTAAGATGTTATTGGTATATACATTTAGTACGGTAAGCATGCTCTGGGTTTTATATATAAATAACTGGGAATGGAGAGACAATAATCTCTGCTGCCAGATATTTCAGATTCGGCCAAACGCTGTTACAAAATTTCTTGATTTCCCTTTGACGATCTTCACTGCTTCTGCGGCAGGGGCAGCTGGAGGATACGCTGTGACATTTGTAGTAAATCTTCTATACCCCATAGTATTTACAACCTTCTTTGGGATTATTGTCATGAATGTTGTTGCATCACAGTATAATAGACGGCAGGAGCCTACAAGAGTTCAGGATCCTCTAATAGATCTTCTTAAAGAGGCTAAAAAGGATTATGAGGCCCAAAATGCCCCTCCCGAAAATTCTAACAACGACATATAGGATGAATGAGGAACATGCATCGGAATCTAGACTATTTTTACTATATGAAAGTATGCAGTTTATTAGAATCATGTTTTGGTTTTTCATAATCGTTGGAGTAGGAATTATCGTGTGGAATTTCAAGGATGATTTGGCAGATTCATTTGGAAAAATCGGAAAGGCTGCCAAAAAAGTGACTGGCGCAAAATCATAAAACGATCTTTGTACATAAATCAGAACCGATACATCCGATAGTTTGCTCTCGGATATAAGGCGGCTCGGCACGAGCCGCGATACATGCTGCCCAGCCAAACTTAGGAATTCCAAACCACTCGCGTGGTTCATGGTTCGTTCATAACGATGTGGTTTGATTCAGAAGTCTGTCTTTGTATTGCATATTTTCAATAAAAACATTTTAATGAAAATATACGTTGCCACTCCTGAGAATTGAACTCAGTACCTTCTGTTTACAAGACAGATGCTCTACCAACTGAGCTAGAACGGCAATCAGGGGTTAAAACCCCTGATTACCATTCTATCATAGCCCCCTTCAGGGGCTGAGCTAGAACGGCGCTGCGCGCCATTCTAGCAGCAGGGATCGTGGCCTTACGGCCCCTCACCCCTTAGCTAAAATGGCAATGAGGGGTTAAAAACCCGATGCGCCAAGTGGGAATCGGACCCACGTCAAGACCTTGGAAGGGTCTCATTCTACCACTGAACTATTGGCGCAAGATACTTTTTACGAAAAGTAGCAAAAAATATGGTCCTGGCGAGGATCGAACTCGCGACCTTGGCGTCTCCAGTATAGATATATCTATAAGCACCACGCCCTAACCAACTGGGCTACAGAACCATTACGTGGTTCGCTTTGACGTTCCGAAGGAACGGAAAACAGAACCATTACGTGGTTCGCTTTGACGTTCCGAAGGAACGGAAAACAGAACCATTACGTGGTTCGCTAGTGAGCGCTAGCGAACTACAGAACCATTACGTGGTTCGCTTTGACGTTCCGAAGGAACGGAAAACAGAACCAACCCCCCCATAGCGCTACTGAGATTCGAACTCAGGTTACGGGATTCAAAGTCCCATGTGATAACCTACTACACTATAACGCTTACCCCCCCCACTTACCTTATAGAAGGCGCCTCCCTATCTTACAGAAGAGAGCCCAGTTTAAGCCGCCATTAGATCAATACGATACTTCATCCGTTCCCGCAACCCCTGCAATCGGATAATCTCGTCCAGGCTCATATTAAGCTTGTTCTCAGGTAGCAATTTCTTATCCAGCAAATCAAGCACACTCTTATCATCGTCACTAGTATCTGGCACTGGACAGATACTAATCACGATGCATAACGCAATGCTCAGAAACCCAACGACAGAAAACGCCATCGCAACAGAATAGGCCGCAATAGATGCTTCAGATTCATACATTCGTAACTACCGAGCTGCCACCCGCCACCGCCGCATCAATTTTTGCCAACCAGTACGATATACGCAGCGCATCCATGTTCCATGACCCATTATGAATCTCATCATATTTCGCCCTCAAAAACTCCTCCGTCAAGACCCCCCAGTGCGCCACAACCAGAATTGGCAACTCTCGTGCAAACTCTTCCACGAGCCGTTCCCGCTGAACAATGGGGATACATCCCATATATAGACTCTCCCAGATTCGGTGCGTATCAATTCCCCCACCACGAGGACAGATACTAAACCCATGTCCCCGCAACCCCGCCAAATACGCCGCCCGCCCCTCCTTAGTCTCCTGCGGCTCTTCCACAGTCACCCACGACCGGCCACGAAACGCCTCATAAATCGCCGCACGCCCCGCAAATGTCGCCCGGCTGAAATTCATGTATACCATGTATCGGGACGAGCCGCGATACATGGTATCGCCACAGAGTTGGATGTATACCAAATTTTTTCGAGGCCGCGCTGCGGCCTCTCTCATCATCCCAATATCCCCATATAGAGAATGTAAACGCGATTCCGACGTACAATTTGTAATACCCAACGGCAACGCCGTGACACGTGCATCAGTACAAGCCATATTCACCGCAAACCATCTTTTAAATCGTCCCTCATATGATTTTACAAGTGTATTAGACACTTCATGATCAGAATGACCTGTCACCCATACGTCAGCATCACGTACCTGATGTTCTTCTCCTCGCCACATCATTTTACCGCAATATAGAACATCCGTTTTCATATAACTACTGTTTGTAAGAGTATCCACATGTTCTTTGTATTTATCTGTTGTAATCACGTCATCCGCTGACCACACGAACTCAGAAAACCGCATATTTGGGAAGGAGATGCTTTCAGATATAAGAAGCCGCACTAAGTAGAGATGGCACCCCCAGCCAGATATTTTACAGGTCTTTCAAAGACTCAAAAACGCAAACGACTGCAAGAAATACAGAAATTCGGCAAAATGAGTTTCCGCAATCCGCGTGCCTACCGAGGTTTCGCGACTGATGTCGGGGTCCGTACAAAGCAATCTGGGTATACTCGCAAGTTTTACCGTCTATTTCCGAATGCAAAATCTCTGAAACAAAAAGCGGCGGCGACACATGTTCCTCTCAAGTATATACGGGAATCCTATAATCGTGGTATGGCTGCATGGCGTACAGGACACCGACCGGGTGCCACAGAACAGCAATGGGGGTATGCCCGTGTTCACAGTTTTCTTACATGTGGTAAGACATACCATACAACAGATTCAGATTTAGCCAGAGCAGCGAAAAAGGCGAGTCGTGGGGCGCGGTCCTGGTGGTCACGTTGCTAGGGCTCCGCCCGCGCGCCGAAAACAGAATGTCTCTTCTTCAGATCCCCGTGTCTCCTTACCGCTCGCAATGCGTCCTCCACCAGGACGACCCGATCCTCGCATAACAACCGTTTTCACCAGTTCCCATCCAGCATCTTTATGAATCTGTTTTGTGACATCGGCCAAAGGATATATCCGATCCGTTTTGAAATTCTTCACACTCCAACAACTCACTCCATCCGCCTTGAGACAGGCGAGCGAAGCGAGCACCACCGGTCGTAGCCACCGTTCCACCCATTCATCCCACGTGGCATGACGTCTCGTAGACTGATCACCCGCTGTATAGAGTTCCAGGTTGAAATAGGGAGGGCTCGTCAGAACCATATCAAACTGTGCCCCCATCGCCAGGACAGGCAAGACATCTTCTGCCGCTTTTCCATAAATGACTCCCCGCGATCCAAGTCCCAGATCCAGCAGAATATTTTGCAGCCCGGTCGTGGTATTTGGATCCGGTTCACAGCCGACGTATTTTGTATCAGGACCCGCAGCGAGACAGCCGAGCATTCGTCCACCCCATCCACAACACGGGTCCAGAACTCGTCGTGCACCAAAATATTGTACAATGGCCTTTGACGTCACTGTACGATACTTTGTGACATTTCCTAGACCGGCCGTCATGATCAACATGCGACGAATTTCTGATTTGTAAGGTGTGGAATGCATGATAATATTCGTCATAAGAGCCTTTTCAAGAAGCGGTGTGCTCATGACGCCGCGAACAGATACCCCTTTATAGTTCTTCACGTCATAGAAATGTGGCATGAAATGGTCCAAGATTTTGTGGCCTGGACGACTGCGCGTATCAATCGGCGCCACGTCCCCATCAGCCAGCACTGATTTGTTGAGAAGCGCTGTCCAATCCTCGCGTCGTTCTGTGACGGTATATGTGTCACGAAGAATAGAATCGGGATCCGCCATAATTTCTTTGGCGATGACGGTTAAGCGTGGGCGAAGAGTTGGTTCTTTTTCGGGTATCAGATCATCTTTGGAATGGGCTTCGGGCCGGGCCAAGAAGTTCCTGAGGGCACCGCGCTTATTGAGTATAGTTTCTAACATACCTAATCGTTAGCCAGCAACATAATATCAAATTTAGCTGGTGGCCGCTAGTAAAATTGAAGTGTAGGCGTGCTTTATACAAAGCTACGCAATATGTCACATCATGTATCGGAACCGATACACGCTGCCCCACCAAATTTCGTAATTCCGAACTCTGTTTCACATCTACCATCACGTTTTGCAATTCTCACAGATCGTCCACCTCATCATTTGGATTACGAGCCTAAATGTTACGCGATCATAAACTCTGAGCAATTTAGAGGTATCACGAGTTGCCGACAATACATTCCCAGAGCGAATGAAAGTACATGCACACGTCTCTCACGAGCTAATATGGTAGATGTGCATAGATGGTCTGTACAGATTGAGAATAGTTCACGACCTGTTCTCTTCTGGTTCACGGGCTATTATCTTGATCGTATGTTAGTCTTGGATTGTGACATTCGGGCGGTGATTGAAATATCTCACTACACACATTCCATCCCAAATGACACCATTATCCATCTTATTTCGCGACAAAGTGAGCGACGAGAGTTACGTCGCCAGATGTTGGACTCCCGAAATCATATATCGGCTCCGAATCCTGGGCAGAGTACATCGGTTCCGCCAGCGCCACGAGTAGTGTGGCCTAGTGCGCTCTCTATTCTCATTCCTGAGTTTGATGATATAGTTCCAGAGCTTGTACCTCCAGAGGAAGAGCATGTTGCCGCTGCACCCATCCCCCGCTTTGTGGCAGAAGCTATGAAGCGTGACGCGATTGCTACGGGGGCTTCGTGTCCTATTACTACAAGCACGTTTGAGACAGAGACGCGTATCGCTATCACGCCGTGTTATCATCTATTTGAAGAGGCGTCTCTCAAGCAGTGGACTGCAACAAATAGGGGGTGTCCTATCTGTAAAGGGCCCATCACTTCAGAGCTCATGGTTGTATAGGCAGTGCTAAAAAAAATTGATGAGTGATACTTTTTACTGTAATGGTACAGAAATGGATACGCCTAATGCAAAACGTAACAAGAAGGCCGACAAGGCCCGGAAGAACTTTGAGAAGACGGGAGGGAAGTCATCTCGGCATGTCCGTGTCCAGGAAGGCTTTCTATCTGCCCCTAGAGGTTCTCTCCAAATAGAAAAAAAGGGTCATAAATAGAATGCCTTCAAAATCAAGATCTTTATCTCCAGCTACAAAGAAACGCCATCGCGAACATATGGAGGAATTTAGGGCCTTGCCCAATGTGATAGAGGACCGAAACTGGGGAAATGTGGTATATAATGCGGAACTACGAAAACGTGCACGTGAAACTAACTCTCAGCGCAGATCTAGAGAGAGAAAGGAGCAAGAAGAAGAGGATGAATTTAGAGCAAGAGCTCATTTACAGAGTAAACGTTCACGTTTTTTGAATGCACAGGGAAAATTAACAGCGCGTATATATTCCGCTTGTAAGAAGGCGTTGTATCCAGCCGGCGACGGATTTCCGGCGGGTTGTGCTGCACACGCGATACATGAATGCCCTTGGTTTCATCCGGGAGAGCCTGAATATGATGCTGTATGTGCTGGAACACTAAGAGGACCTGTAAAAGAAGGCCGTGAATTTGAGAAAGCAAAAAGAGAGATACAGGAAGCGAAGTCACAGGCTGCCGCCAAGGTAAAAAGTAAGGGTAAAACGCGTGCAAACAATGGCAGAGGAAAAAAGCTGGGTAAAGATACACGAAAGAATGCCCGTGCCATGTATCGGAACTGATACACGCAACCCCACCAAATTTCGTAATTCCAAACCACTCAGGTGGTTTGATTCCGAAATCTGGCCCGTGCCCATAAGAACGCCTGGTAGGCCAGTTAGAATGCTGACAACCAATCTGCCCAATCTGTCACCGGTACATCTAGTTCTTTGAGGATCATCTCAGCGCGTGCCACTTTTTCTTCAGCGTCATCACTGGCAATGGCCGCCATCCGCTCTTGAAGAATCTCATGACGAGGACGAGGCGGAACTGCACCTTCCATATACCCCGACAGAATATTGCAGAGTCGGGACAGATTTCCTTGTGCGCACATGCCGATATTATCGGTAAGCTCGTCACGGACACGCCCAATCAGTTCTGCTTTCTCTGGATGTTTCTGAATGAAGGCCCAGATTGCATCTAGAGTTTTGGGATAAGCATTTGGGATTTCATAGATGGGTGTGGGATCGTAGTAGAAGACTGAGAGTGTAATAATAGCACGCCCGGAAAGACCACATTCACGAATAATATCGGCAACGGTGTTCTGATCAGCGGGGATAGGTATGCGTTGTAGTTGTTTGAACATGGATAGGATGTATTCTACCGTTTCTGTGCGGTGAACATTCTGCTTGTCTTGGACAAAGCCGGCGACGCCTTGGGCTGGCGCAACGGGAGCAGGAGCATGTTGGTTATTAAACCAGATCCATCCTAACCCGTCCCATACAAACTCTCTTCCAAGATTATCCACGCGGTGTTCTCCAACCGCCGGCGCCTGCTGCACTTGCCCGAACGGCTGCTGCACTTGCCCGAACGGCTGCTGCACTTGCCCGAACATCTGCTGCATCTGCTGGTGCGCCATTTGTTGCGCCTGCTGTGCCATCTGAGCAAGAAGAAGCGCATTCTCATGCTCATGTTCTTGATCAAGCTCTTCTTGAGCGCGCTGGGCTACCCACGCGTCAAACGCAATCTGTGCAATCACAAGAAGCTCCTGCACTGTCCTTTTCAGCAATTCCCTATGAATGTAATTTCTAGAAAGCTTCTGAATCCGCTTTATAATTTTGGATTTGTCCAACTCTTCATTTTGTTGATCTGGGTATTTACTTCGCACATTGTGATGTGTTTTACAATACCCATTCGTGCCTTTCGTGAATGAATTGCACTGATGGCCTTCACCTGTGATTCCATTACACCTTGGCATTGTATATGTGAGAAGCGCGTGATAAGGACCCTTTCAGGGTCCACCAGTTTCAATTTTTGACTTCTAAAAAGCGCTAATTCGTTGATGTGGCAGTGTAATCCACATGTCCATTTCGTATATCACTATGGTTGGGCGTTTGAATAGACAAAGAAGGTATAACAACTCGCCAATTTCCAGTAAACATTAATCTATTGATATATAAATCAATACAGTATTGCCAATCATCAAATTTATTCTCCAATCCTGCGAGACTTTCTTGAAAGTTTGTAAGAAGTGTTTGGTAATAGCTTTGATTCACAAGATAAGCAGTGAGTGTTGCAGAACCTAACAGTTTAAATGTGGGATCATATAAAGGGTTCATAGAACCAATCATGATCACATCATAGGGTTGCGTCGCAAGTTTCTCAAACGCCGGATATGATTGTGCAACATTGTTCCATTTCATATCATCTTCAACAATCATAACATTCTTCCAGCGATTTTGTATGGCCATTTGCAGTGCTGCAATATGACTTTTAGAGCAGCCCATATGTCCATGTGTATGTTTAATAGCGTCAAATCGTGTCACTTTCTCTTTATCAAATACCGACAATACTTGCTCTATTGAGATCTTTCGGTCGGTACGATCTGCCAAATTGATATAGATTACGTGATCTATATAGTTATTAATAGATCGTGGTGGGAGCTCACTTGTATCAGCTAGGGCGAATCCCTCTATAGACTCTGCACTGTGGTTCCAGAGTTCAGAGTTGGAATACGCATATGATCGGGTCCCTCGGGTGCTTAGCAAGATTATTACAGCTAATACGAGTAAGATCCCGATGGGGATTATCATATCTAGATTCTTTTTACGCGCCATTACTATATAGTGGTGAGGTAATTTAGCCAGAGCCTAAGACGTGCAGATATGTGTAATAGAAATGGGAAACACCACCCTCTTTTTATCATCCCTCTTTTTCGGATTTATTCATATACGTATACTACAAGAATATACACATTCAGAAATATATAATATCTTGATACTGACGGGTGTAATGACCTCCATCATAAATCACGGGACATCGTCAAGAATTGCGAAGATATCTGATAGAATTGTGATGGTGATTGGCTTTGTCACAGATGTTTCATTATCGTCTAATACCCAGATCCTATGGATGGCAGCATGTATGTATTATCTATCAAAAAGATATAATACAGTATTGCTACATGTTCTTGCTCACTACTTTTTGACGCTGCATCATTTTCTGCTTCTTAGTACTGCCAGTCTAGTACCAGAGACCATAAAGTTGTAGTGCCCTCTTTTGTTCCGCTGCAAGTTCTTCGGGCAGTCCTTCTGGGTAGTATCGCAGCACGAGAGAATGCTGAAGAATTCGGTAGACGGGAAGAAGATTTCTATAGACAAAGCCGTATTGCTCATAAAGAATCCCCTCTTCTTTCATCTCTACCCAAACGTTCTTTCCGATATGTGCACTCAACACGGGGAGAATGTTATAGTCATTGATGAGTGTATCAAGATAGAGTGTCTCGTTTGTGTGGCAATAGCAGATGCTATGATCATCGTTGCAATGCAGTGTCGTCGGGCGGCACTGCTCTTTTAGACAGAACTGTATGTGCTGAAGAGGAGTACATTCAACTGTGATCTCATTTTTATAGTACTTGTTATAACATTGTATACAGACATCGTGTTTGGTGCCTGACATTTGTCGTTGTAAATTGCATTTAGAGCATGTTGAGAGGGCGTTTGATAGACATAGCTCTTGTTCTACGGAGACTTCAAACCGTGTTTCGGGTGAGATGAGCATTTGGTGGCGGCGGTAATGAAAGAAGAGGAGCGCCTCCGGTCGTTCGCCGTTTTCACATGCTCGGCGGAAACGTTCTGCGAGAGGCGTTACGGTAAGAATAGCCCGGCGTGTCATGCTACGAATCCAGTCAAAGGCCTGTGGACGAATGGAGTCAACAGACTTCTTCATTTGGGCGCGTAAAAGAGTCTCCTGCAGCTTGTGGTCATCGCCGGCCGTGATCAAGATAGGTGCAATTGGATGGAACATGGCTGCCTGGTGGAGGTGGCGGCTGTTCAATTTTGTAAGTATAGTGTAGAATGGTTTATTCGCGTAAAACACGGCGTGGGCGTGGACATAAAAAGGGTACGCGGCGGCAGAGGGGTGGTACTATGACTGAAGCTTCGTGTAAGAATCGTCCTCATCATATGTGGACTGAGTATAATGGCAAATTGGGATGTTGGAACACACATACTCTTAAGGAAGTTACCAATACACCAAAAAAAGGTGGTAATCATCCGGTACCACCAAGTTTGCGTATGGGAGTTGGTCGTAATGGTCTATTTACGGCACCTTCGCCACCTAAGAGTCCATTAAAAGCTAAATTTTCTCCCCGACACGTTCGTCATCACTAGACCATGTCTGTAAACGCCACCTTCAGCACATCGCGACACATCTCACCTTTCGTCACCGCCTTCTCCATGATAACGCGGTCAATGTTCATACCCTCTTCCTCTTTCAGAATCAAGTGGTGCACCTCCACGACCGCTTTCTGACCAATACGCACGGCACGACCTACGGCCTGTTCCATGAGAGCTGACGTCCACCAGGGGCCTGTAAAGATAATCCTGTCACAATGTTGCAAGTTCAAACCGACACCGCCGGCTTGAAGTTGTACCAGAAGAACATCAGCGGATTTTGGAGATGGACCACGTAAGTGGTCCAAACCTACGAAATCTGGTGCGATTGCGTGTATCGGATCCGATACATGAACGTCAGCCCCGGTCAAGAGCGGCTCCCGCGACTCTGCCAAGACCTTTTCACGCTGCCCGGCATTCTCGGCGCCGCTGTAGATCCCCACATGCCGCACAAAGGGCAGGGCACGCAGACTAGTCTGTAGCATCTCCATTTCGCTGTGGAAGTGGCAGAAGATGATCCACTTATGTGGCTCCCCTGCGGACGCGCTGAAGAGTTCCTGAATCTTCTCAAACTTCGTGCTCGTCCCTGTCCAGTCTGGGCGATTGTATGCCCGCCCCAAGATCTTCTTACGTGCCTCAATGTAAATTTGAGGGTGAAGGCTGAGTTGACGCAGTCGCATCAAGAGTCGGAAACGCTCAAATCCGTTCTTTCGTTCGTCCTCCAGAACCCGGAAGCGCTTTGTCAGCAGACCCTGAATGCCCGTATAGAACTCGCGCTCGTCGTCTGTCAAGAATGGCAGCGAGTGCTTTACAAAGACTGGGCGAGGCGGTGCATCCGGCATGATCGCACGCAACTGGTCCATTGTGCGTGCGATGACGCATTGTCGGATGAGTGCATCCCTCTCCCCTTTAGACATGTACTGACTGCCCTCGTATCCGAGCAAGCCTAGAAGAGTGTGGAGATTGTGCATCCCGTTCACGATGGGCGTGGCTGTCAAGAACCAGCGCGCGCTGCATTTGATCAGACCCACCAAGGCCGAGTTGAGATTCTTGCCGGCGATGCGGTGCGCCTCGTCACACACGAGGCGATCCCAGGCTTCTATCTGCCCGAAGATGAGATCATCGCGGGAGCGGGCCAGTTCGTACGAGACAAGATAGATATTGGGTGCGCCGAGTAGGGCGAGAATGCGGCGTCGTGCGACGGAGCCGTTTGGTATCCACACGGCCTCTGTCTTGTGTGGGCGCCAGACCTGAATGCTGGCCTTCTCTGCGGTGGCCGCCCATTGCTCCAAGACAGCGAGTGGTGCGAATATGAGAGTGCGTGAGAGCGGCTGGTTCTTGATGAGGCCGAGACACTCAATCGTCTTACCGAGCCCCATTTCATCACACACGATTCCACCTGGAGCGATGGTATCTTTCTCTCTCTTTAGCATCCAATTTACAGCGACGATTTGGTGCTGTTTGTAAGCAAAGTCGTGCCAAAGAGGCCGCATCTTTCTACGTGTGTTACATGCAAAAATGAGGCCTCGCCGGTTCAATTTTACAATGCACAATATCTTAGTTTATTGTCACAACCTGTGGTGAGGTGATGGGCGTATTGTAGGTGGCGATAGTGCCGAGGCGTCCAGTCTGTTGGAGGTTGGTGATCCAGTCATACAAGTTCAGCCAGAGTCTGTGTTGCTGCTTAGCAGGTTCCGGGCTGCAATGTATCTCTAAGAATGTACCGTCGCACTGCTGTACGACCATCGCTTCGTGCGCACGTTTGTCACAGATGTTGCGGATAATGGTGTTCATTTCAGAGGTTGGGTGGTGGCGGGCGTCTTTGTACCGACAAACTGGGGGTGTGCCGGCTCAATTTTAAACAGCAGCAAAAAGACGTGTTGTAGTGTCTTTTTGGGGGAGGTTCATGCTTTTTTTGGTATATGGGGGATTACGGGTCTTTTTTTGGTATATAAGGGGGATTTATGTATGTTTAGCGGCGGCTGAAGAGGTCATCAAGAGTGTAGCCCTCTGCCTTCTGCCTCGCCTCCACCGCCTGACGGCGCTCCTCGTCTTCCTGCTCCTCGCGCTGCATGCGCGCCGCACGGGCAAACTTGATCTTCCGGCGCATCTCATTGGCATCACCAACGCCCAAGCGGAGGCACGTCTCCCAGTCCTCAGCGGCAAAGGCTGCCTCGCCCGCGACTTTGCGCTCGCGTTCGCACTGGGCGGCGTAGATCTTGTCGCTGCGACGGCTGCCCTCTTGGACTGAGATGAACGACGCGTTGACTGCCTGGGGGCCTTGGAGAGCTGAGCCAAACGCTGCAACATACTCGTCAATCTTCTGCTCAGCCAACTCTTCGGCGCCACCGCTGCCGCTGCCCGCGCCGCGGTATGCAGAGTTCTGCCAGTTCTGGCCCTCAAACTGCTCCACGCGCCCAGCACGCCGGCCCTTCCCGCGCTGCGAATCAAGAGTCTCCTGCGTCTTCTCAGCACGCTTGGCCTCCGCAATCGCTGCCGTGCGAGTCTTCTCCTCCTCTGCACGCCACTGCTCTGGCGTCAACGCCGCCTGGCGCGCCACCTCCGCACGCTGCTGCTGCTTCAGCCAGGTGAGGGGGTCAACCGGCGCCACCGGCGCCGGGCGAGGAGTCGTGACGACCGGCGGGGGAGTCGGGCCACCGGCGCCGCCGCGAGCCGCGGGCCGAGCCGTCTGCCGGCAGGCGTTTTCGCGGCCGATCGGCGCGGCGCGCGGGCCGAGGTCGAACTGGCGGCACCCCGCCGGGCGGGCGGCGCATTTGGAGGGGGACAGCGAGGCAGGAGTCGCGGCCGCCGAGGCAGGAGTCGGGCCGGCGCGCGAGCCGAGGTCAAACTGGCGGAACTGCGAGTCGGGCACGACGGTCGGCGCCGGCGCGGCGACAGAGTGCTCGTCTTCGTGCAAGAACGGGCACTTGCCCTTGGCCTTGCTGTAGCAGCCCTCCAACGCGTCCGCAACAGTGATCGTGCGCGCATCACCGCGAGGGCCCTGGTAGTGCAACAGAGACTTGAGACAGACATCGCCCTTGGCCGCGTGCTCAGCCTGCGCGCGACGAAGAAGAATGTGGAAGCGACAGACGTCAAGGTGGCCGGTGCGGAGAGCTTTGGCAGCAGCCCACTTGGCGTGCTCCTTGGCGTCGCGTGCAGCCTTCTCGGCGATGAACGCCTTCGCAAGACGGTGACGCTCTTCGTCCGATGCCAGAATGCGGGCCTCCCACGCGGCGTCCTCTTCCAGCTTCGCCACCGCGCGCGCCGCGAGCTGCTCGGGTGTCAGGGCTGCCAACGCGCGCATCTCAGAGTCATACAGATAGTCAGCAAGATCTGAGTACGGGTGCTCAATGAGATACGGAGAAGAGAAGAGAGGGAGGTGGTACGCACAGCAGTGGCTGCCGCACTCCCACTGCGCGTGCGGGCGTGAAGGAGGAGGAGAAGACTTGGAACAGGCACGAACGCAGCCCCAGGCGCACACAGGCGCGCAGGGGCGGATGATGTAGCTCTTGGGTGACGACATGACAACAGTGTATGTGTGTGTGCTTGTGTGTGTGTTGTGTGTTTGCGGACTTTATACCTGTTCTTGTATCTGGAAGATTCTTCAATTTTATATTTATATGTATATGCTGTAGGCTCTGGGGAGCCTCTGGAGGCCTCTGGAAGGGGTCTCTGACAGGCCCCCAGAGGCCCTCTGACAGGCCCTCTGACAGACCCCCAGAGGCTCTGGTACAGGCCCCCAGAGGCTCTGGTACAGGCCCCCATACAGGCCCCCAGAGGCTCTGGTACAGGGCCCCAGAGGCTCTGGTACAGGCCCCCAGAGGCTCTGGTACAGGGTCCCAGAGGCTCTGCTACAAGCTCCAGAGGCTCTGATACAGGCCCCAGAGGCTCTGATACAGGCCCCAGAGGCTCTGGTACAGGCCCCCAGAGGCTCTGGTACAAGCTCCAGAGGCTCTGGTACAAGCTCCCGAGGCT